GTTACCGTTAGCAATGTTGTTTGCTGTATCCTGACGTGTATAACCTGCCATGTTTTAGTCCTTACTGTCTATCGTTCTGTCTAAACTCTAGCAGGGCTGTGTCTAGAGTGAATGTAGGGTTTGTAGAGTTGTCTTCAATACGAAGGGCTATAGTCTTGCCTGAGCCAACGATGTTTGTGTTGTAGATCTTGTCTAACTCACCGCCATACGTAGATGTGTTAAACACAGAGTTAGACTCTCCAAAGATGAACACAGCAGTACCTGTACTTTCTATGTTCTGTGTAGCTGGTTGTATAACGCCTGTGTTTGTAGTCGAGCCAAAGTCATACTTAACATTAAGATCCAGAGACATACTGCCAGTAGGTTCTGCATATAGTGTCATCTTGTAGAATGACTTACGCATCTGAGGATCAGACAGAGGCATGTAGGGTGACTCGTATATAGCCTCAATAGGTAAATCATCAAAGCTTGATCCTGTATCTAACTCATACACATAGCCATCTGTGTTAGCAAAGGCAACAGTCTCAGCTGTACCGGAGTATCTACTGTCTGCTACATAGGCTTTAATACCTTTAGTCTCAGACCAGCTAATACCAGATGCACCCTGTGATATAAACTTAGTAGCGATTAAGCCTTTAGCTGCTTCATGTTGTTCTGACTCAATATAAGCGAAGATACGATACTGAGCTTTCTCTCGCATAAGTACAGAACAGAAGTTAGGTGTACTGCCAAGGAACGTGTTAGCATCCTTAGCGATAGGATCAGATGCAATATCCAAACCAAAGTCACCAATACGATCAGTAGCACTAAGAAGGCGGATACCATCAGGAGCAAGGTACATAATGTCACCACCAACTTCCTGAATAGTGTCACCATTAACACAGCCAATACGGTCTGTAATAGGTGATACCTGAAAGTCTGCTGCAGTGTTACCTGTTATGCGTTTAATGCTGTCAGTAGTAAAGACAATAAGCTGGTCACGGAAGACAGCTAGACCTGTTATCTCGTTAGCTACGTTGATAGATCCAGCGCCATTAGCAGAACTAAAGTCATCTACAGTAAAGGGTGCAGTAAAGTATAAGTTGTTACCCTTAGAGTAGAATGCTGTATCCTTAAACACTGCTACATTCTCTGCACCTAGTACGTCTGTGCTGCCTGTAATAGCTGTGAGAGTATTGCCTGATGTGTTGTACGTAGCAGGGTAGTTATTACTATCTACAAAGATAACTTTATCATCACCGTCTAGGTTATATAGAACATGCTTAGCCTTACCACCAAGCAAAGGTCTAGCACCCATGGATGTCCACGTAGTACCTGTGCCGTAGTAGTACTCTGTTACGTTAGAACCGTTCTGTCTAGCTACAACAATACGCCCAGAGCTTATTACTTTAAGCGCTAGTATAGGGCCAGACCCAGGTACAGCTGTAGTGCTGAACTTAGCAAAGCCTTTGATCTTAGAGTAGCCACCCTCTTTGCTAGACTCAAAGTTCTGCAAGGTAGTAGCAGAGCCCACAGCATTAGTACCCTGTTGTAGAGGGCTAAGGTTAGAGATAAGACCACCTCTAAACTCAATAGGGAATGTCTGCCACTGTGTAGCCATTAGTAATATACTCTCGTGTCTCGCAGGTATTCAGTGCGATTAATGTGTAAGCTACGTAATTGTTTAATGCCTTGCTCAAACTTTTGTAGTGCTAATTGTGCTGCCTGCATGTCACCACGGAACTGATAAACGTAATACATAGCGCCATCTACTATGACATAGCGATACTGCTCAGGTAGCGTAGGTACATCTGTAGCAAGCTCTAGATCATAGCCTGTACGAAAGTATTCATATACTACTTCATATTCGTTATCGGGAGTAGGATAAAAGATCAACTCTCTGCTAGGTGTACGTACAACATGCGTTGGTGTATTTCTTATACTTGTGGTAGAGTTATACTCAGTATCTGCATACTTGTCAAGCCATTCTTCATAGGTTAGTACTTTTAGTTTGACTGTACCTACGTTAAGAGCGTCATCACGCTTGATGCGGAAGGTGTTCATGTTAATAGTTTTACTATCATAAGGCATACTATAACGTACTTCGCCAGGAAGGAGTACCTCTGTCTCTTCTACGTGGTTCCAGGGCCACTCAAACTCTTCCTGATTGACATGGCGAATAGAAGCGTTAACAGAATCCTTAGCAAAGCTGTAGTAACCTGTAGCTGTAGGAAAGTTAGCACTCGTAAGTTCTACTTCATTAAGACGGCGGTTGATGTCGTTAACTAGGCTAATGTAATCGTATGCCATTATTACTTCTCCTTAACACGTACAAAGATAGACCGCTCATACTGCAAGCCTTCTACAGAAGTAACCTTACACGTAATGGTATACCGCACGTTGTTAGTTCCTAAAGATAGTCGAATGGTGGCTACGGTTAGTGTATTTGTTTTCTGTACCATCTGCAAGCCATTTACTACGCCTGCAGCATTTACCTCAGTCTTGACCCCAGAAGCATCGTCAATATACCACGTTACACCAGCGATACTATCATCACCCAAGAAACGTGACCAATCTACACTGTAGTCTAATATCTCATCTTTATCTTTATCAGGCCATTTGTATGACATTAGTATGTTCCTTATGCTGCTATACGGACAACTCTGTCCGTGTTAGGAGCCTCAATGTGTACGGTTCTTTGTGCATTGTCTGCAGTAACAAACACAGTAAATCGCTGGGGCGTAGCTTCTATGTAGACTACCCTGTTCCTGCTATAACTATCCTTAAGTGAAGCGTAGTCAAACTGCTCAGCAATCACATCAGTTTGTTTGGTTTTGATGCTTAGTGCTACAGAGCTAATATCGAATATGTTAACAGTACGAGTTTCAACAATACCCACGTTAACGTTAGCTGCTACACCTACAGGTAATACTACAGCCTTAGCGATAGTCTCTGTGTTACCAAGTGTAATAGAGAGCGCTGGGCTTGTCACGCCTGTATTTGCTAAGGCTGAGACTGTAGTTGTACCTATATGACCCTGAGAGTCAACCCCTGAAGGTAATACATTAGCTTTAGCAATAACAATAGTTGTGCCTAAGGAAGCTGTAGCGGATACAGATCCACTAAGTGTTACAGCCTTGGCTACTGTTACAACACTACCTACTGTAGCAGTAGATGTAACACCTAAGATAGGAGTGTTAGCTGCAGATACTGTTACAACAGAATTAGTGGATGCGGTGGCAGCTACACCCTGAACGTCAAAGCGTGTCTCTGCAGTACTAGCAAAGGCGTTAATCGAAAAGGCTGAGCTACCAAAGATCATCAATCAGCATCCTGTATAGTGAGCGTCCCAGCCTCGACCTGACGCATGATCTCAGCGTAGTGCCGATTGGCTGGGTCCATGGGGACAGATAGTTCTTGTCCGTCGATGGTGGTTTTTATGGAGGTGTTGCTGCCGTCTCTTTGCTGGTACACGGCGTTTAGAATGTTCATCTGGTTCATATCTCTGCATCCCACTCAATGTATCCGTTTGCATCATCTATTGTTAGTGCTGCTGCAAAGCCTACTGTCCTTGCAGTAGGAGAAGTTACGTTTATCTCACTTTGCCTTACAGTGCCTGTATTGGACGCAAAATTACTCGGAGCTTGGTCAAAAGGCTCAATATCAAAAGTACTCATTGCGGTATTACCTAAAGTAGGTACTGCTCTCATGTAAACGGGGTGTTGGAATACTGCTCGTATAGATGTTGAGGTGTTAAACAATGCACTTGTAGAAGCCCGACAAAATGCGGCAGCACCTCCATCTATACGATAATAATACCGCTGACACCTCGCCAACTCATCCCCATAGCTGCGATGCTCGAATGGGGTGGCTGTGTCGCCTACTTCTAGCTGGACGCCTGTGATTTGCCAGTAGTTTGAGGTACTGTCCGCTAGATTAACATTACCAACATAACGATTAGCGGTTACTTGTGCTTGCCATGTGGTAGCTAAAGTACCAGACGTGAAATCTGATCCAGCAGCCAAAACAAACTCAAGCTGTATTGACACTCCATTATCGTTAGTGAAGCCCGATACAGTGTCTCCATCAATGGTTAAGGTTTTATATTCCCATGTATCTGCGACATCTACTGTGTATGCTTTTGAAATATGACGGTCTGCATCACCATTATAAAACCAAGCAATATAAGTACCTGTTTTGTTTGACTTTACCCAAAAAGAAAGTGTCAAATTTTTTGCACTAGACGTCCCAAACGCTGTTTGTTGTAAATCTTGGCCTTCAAGTCTAGTCATTAAGCGCAGAGAGTGATTTGCGCCTAAAGAAGATGCTGCCGTAGTTACTGCAATTTTATATGATGAGGCAAAACCGTCTGGAGCAGAGGTGTCTTGCGTTACATCTGTAACAAAAGAGGGGCTACCACCTTCACTCCATCGCCATCTGTCAAGAGTATAATCAGAACCTCCGTTTGTAAGTCCTGTAAAGCTCGTCCCACGCTGCGCCACCTGCATGGCACCATTGATAATCAGGTTGCGGTTAGACAAGGCACCATCGTCATATGCGTTACCTAGGTCTGCTAGTCCTCGTGCCTTACTCATTGCTTATTCTCCCAACAGAGTTGCCAAGTCCAACGCCTTGAGTTCATCAGGGGTAGTAGCAGCAGCCAAACGTGCATCGTCTGTGATGTCACGAAGTGTAGCCTTCTGCGCAGCAATAGCATCTGCACCTGTGCCAGCTTCCAGTGCCTTCATGTACTCTACATCCAGAGCATCAAGGCGAGGCTTGCGTTCAGCACGAAGGTTATCCTTGTGGATAGCCAGTGCCGCTGTCATGTCTACGTCTACGGCATCACCGTTGAACTGCCATGCACCACGGAATGTGCGGTCTGTTGGAACTGTAAGAGATGAT